AGTGTAGAAAACTGCAAAAAAGCAATGAGATTATTGCAGGGGTTGGAATCGGGAAGTATTAAGAAATCAGAAGTCGGAAAAGGCAAATTTAAAAAAAGAAAATCAAGTCCAACGAGATATTTTTCATAAACGAAGATATAATAAAAAATGGAAAACCAATCAAATGGACAAGAACCTCAAGATAGAGGGGAAATAAAGGAAAAGCCAGATAGAAACATAGATGGGACTTTTGCGAAAGGTAGAGAAAAAACTGGCGGAAAAAAATTAGGTTCAAAAAATAAGCCCAAGTTTTTAGATGAGATAGAGGAAATGTTAGATGAAATGGCAGAAGGGAAGGATTACACTTATAGGCAAGCATTAAAAAAGGAAGTATTAAGAAAACTAATTATTGATGGAGATACTACACTCCTTAAAGAATATTGGCAACAAAGAGATGGAACGCCAACCCAAAGAATTAGACATTCAGGGACAATTTTGTCGGAATTGTCGGAAGAAGATAAAAATAAATTAGATAAATTGTTTATGCAAGACGAAACAAAAACAATCAATCCGGACGAAGAAATTAAAGAAGAGACAACGGCAGAAGAAATTCCTTCTGAAGGACAACAATCGGAAGGACAACAACAGGAAGGACAACAACAGGAATAAATTTATTCGGATTTAAGAAAAAATGATAAATAAAAAAGCTCTTTCCAAAGTTATTGAAGGAACTAAATCAGAAAGAGTTTATTTGTGCGGTAAAGATTTCAGTTTGTTTTTCTGTTATTACTTTACGCATTATCTGAAATACGATTTTGCTTCTTTTCATTACGAAATGTTTGGAGATTTGAAAGATTTAATGGACGGAAAATATCGGGAAATTGCTTGGATAATGTTCAGAGAATCGGCGAAAACCACTTTCGCAAAGATATTTCTTGTTTGGCTTGTATGTTATGGTTATAGGCGATATATCAATGTTGACAGCTTTGACAAAGAAAATGCAGAAAGAATTTTATTTGACATTGTCTTGGAATTGCAGACTAACGGGAAAATTTTAAATGATTTTGGTGAATTGTTTAACGCCAAAAGAACTTCAGAAGAAATTACCCAAAAAAGAATTAACAATTTTTTGACGAATAACAATGTCAGAGTGGAAGCCCATTCAACGCAAGAAAGTGTAAGAGGCCGCATTCACGGCAACCAGAGGCCGGATTGTCTTTTATTGGAAGATTTTGAAAATAATAAGACAAAAGACAGCAAAGCATATACCCAGCAGGTTATTTCGCATATTGACGAATTTAAATCAGGATTGGACGCAAATGCCATTATTGTTTATACAGGAAATTATATTACCGAATATGGTTCGATTCAGACTTTAATTGAAAGAGCAAAACAGGATAGTCGTTTAAAGGTCAGAATGAAAGCGGCAATTGAAGAAGGAGAACCAACTTGGCCCGCTAAATATGTTTTAACTAACGATGAAGCCCAAAAAACAAAAAAAATAAGTTTGGAAGATAAAAAAAGACAGCTTGGAAGTCTGGTATTTTCAGCCGAAATGTTGAATCAGCCGATTGACGAGTCGGTTCAGGAATTTAAAAAATCTAATTTCCAGCCGATAAAATTGGAAGATGTTTTAAAACAAAGAACCAGGAAATTTGCCACCGTTGACACGGCTCTATCCAAAAATGCTAATAGCGATTATACGGGAATTGTTAGGAATTATGTCAATGAAGCGAATAGATGGCATTTAGACGCGAGAAGATATAAAATCAATCCCAAACAGCTTATAGACATAATTTTCCAGCTGGGAGAAGAGGGATTCGAAAAAATAGGAATAGAGCAAACCGCTTATTCGGAAGCTATTGAGCCGTTTTTTCAAGAAGAATGCCGAATAAGAAACCGCTATCCTTATGTAGTTCAGCTAAAACACGGCGGAACAATGAAAGAAACGAGAATTAGGGGATTGATTCCGAAATATGAAGCAAAAGATATTTTTCATATTGAAGGATTATGCGATGACTTGGAGGAAGAATTATTAAAGTTTCCAAAAGGAAAAAATGATGATGCGGCTGACGCTCTTGCTTATATGCTCCAAATAGCAGAACCACCTTTTACAAAAGAAACTTTAGATTATCAGCCGGAAGAAAAACCGCTTTATCCGAATATAGGAATATAAAACGGGTTAAAATTATCAATCAAGAAACGCTAAATAAAATAGTCAAACAATCTTTAAACGAGATTGATTTTGCTCGCGGACACAAGCAGGGCAAGATTTCTAATTGGCAGACCAACGAAAATTTATACTACGGAAAAAAACAAACAACTTCTGAAAGCAGAGCGAATGTTGATTTATGCCGTATGCAGGAATTTGTCCATACTTTACTTTCTAAAATAGATAATCCGCTCGTTTTTAAATTTACTAAAAGAAAAGAAGCACAATTTAAAAGAGTAGAACTGCTTAATTCCTTAAAAGAAAGAGACAGGTTTATAGACTTTTGGGACATTAAAGATTTAGTGGGAAAAAAACAAGGAATAATGTATGGCCGGGCTATTTATGCCTATTATGCCGATTCAATCAATGGATACAGACCTCACTTGGAGAATGTTGATGTTTATGATTTTCTGATAGACCCGCAAGCCGGAGGAATTGATATTGAGAAAGCCCGTTATATGGGAAGATACGGAATAATTTTAACCCGGGATGAAATAAAAGAAGGATTAAAATCAGGAATTTATATTAAAAATGCTACTGAAGAATTATTGGCGGGAACTGGAAATATAACAGAAAAAAATCAGGAAGAACTAAATAAAAGAGTAAGGATGTATGGCCAGAATACTATTGGGGATAAAGAATTGCAAAACGAAGAAGATTTTAAATTTTGGGGATGGTTTACGACTTATCAAGGAAAAAGATATTATCTCTTACTCCAAGAGAATGGAAGATGTATTAGAATAGAAAAATTGACTGATATTTTTTCTCCGACAAAAGATTTTCCAAAAGGAGCTTGGCCTTTTTGGACTTGGGCTGCATTTCCCGATTTAACGGAATTTTGGACTCCTTCTTACTGCGATTACGCGCGAGAGATATTTATGGCTCAAGCAATTTCTATTAACCAGCTTCTTGATAATTCCGAAGCGATAAACAAGCCGCAGAAAGCGATTGATATTACAGCAATAGAGAATTTGGCTGAATTAAGGTACCGGAAAGACGGAATTATTAAAATGAAAGGAGGGATTGACGTCAACAGAGCAATCCAATTTATTCGACCGCCCGCAATCACCACTCCAATAGAAGTTTATCATCTATTGGAACAAATCCAGGAAAAAGCGTCAGGGGTAACAGCTGGAACAAAGGGCGTAGAAGCGACGGAAGGAAAAGTATCTATTTATCAGGGAAATCAGGCGGCTGAAGCGGACAGATTTGGATTGTTAAATAAATCATATTCTTTTGGTTATATCCGATTTGCGCTGCTTTATGAGATAGGTATCAAAGACCATTTGATTAAAAAAGAAGCGCTAGATATTCTCGGACCCAATGGCATTGAGATGAAGAAAATATCGAAACAAGATATTTTTAAAAAAGGCGATGATTATAATGTCTTGGTAGAAGCGTCAAATGCCGAAGCCTTACAATCATTACAAAAACAAGTAGCAAAAATATCTTTTATCAAAGCAAATTTAAATAATCCAATTCAAAATCCTCAAAAGGCTTACGAAATAGGAGCGTTGATTTCGGGATTTTCCGATGACGAGGTAAAACAATTAACCGAAAAAGAGTTTGGCAATCAGGAAATAATGTCGGAAGCTGAAAGAGATATTGAAGCCATAATGGAAGGAGACGCTATTTTGCCCAATGAAAACGCGAATATAGCTTATAAACAGAAACTTATTGATTATGAGAAAGATCACAGAGAAGATATGTCTGACGAACAATTCAATCGTTTAGTTGCTTATATTCAATCTATTGAGCAAATTATTATTAGAAACGCGGCCAGAGAAACAGCTAATTTTGAAATTAAGCAAATAAATAAAATGGGAGCGGAGCCGGAACAGCCAGCCGAATCTATTCCGTTAAATGTTAATAAATTAAATATGCCTGTCGAATAGACAGGTCAAGAGGAATAAAATTATGCAAGAAGAATTAAGTTTTGAAATAGTCGGTTATGAAGACAACGAACCTGTAATAGAAGTAAGCGGCCAAAAGCACAGGTTCAAAATAAGCGAAGTATATTTCAATTTAAACAGAATAGAAAAAACAAAAACGGAATTGGAAGCAAAAAAGAAAATATGCGAAGCGCTTCAGCAGAATATAATAAATAATTTTAATCCTTCCAATGAAGAGAAAAATATAACAGTCGGCGATTTGGGTGTAAGGATATTTATTCCGCAAGCCGATGAATTTGTCCAAAAATTAAGAATTGCCTGTCATATTTACGAAGCCCAGCAGAATATAATAGACCAAATAAATAAAACTTTGATTTCGATAGCCAAAGCGACTAAAGCTGACGCTGATTTAGTGGAACTTGCCAAAAAATCGCTTCCTGAATTAAAAGAATTATGCCAAGAAAAAAATCAGAAACAGAAAAAGAAATAAGGGATGTTATAAAAGAATGTAAGGATTTGGAAGTTATAACCAATATGGATGGGGGGAAACTTTTAATTGACGGATTGTCAAAAGATGTTAAAAGCGAACTTTATCAAATTTTCTACAATTATCAAAAAATGAATCATATTGAACTTTTGGCGAGGATTGCTACATTAAAATCAAGATTTGAAACATTGCAGAAGTTTTATAAAGCGAAAAAAAACAGAAAACAAGCGGTAAAAGATTTGGAAGAATTGCTTTTGCAAGAAAAAGATAATGCATTATAGCCTGCTTATTTAGATAACGGATATACCCGTATCCGCGAATAAGTAAGCAGGGTATAGTTTGTTAACTATTGTCGGAGGACATTAAACTTGCTGCGGAACGGCAGTCCGTGCCGAAAGGCGAATAATAGCCAACTTGTGCCTCAAGTATAAAAGGTTAAATCTTATGGCTGAAGAAGCTAAAAAAGACGCTCTTACCCCCGAAGAGTTAAAAAAACAGGAGGAAACGGCAAAGGCTGAAGCCGAAGCTAAAGCAAAATCCGAAGCCGAAGTCAAAGAAAAGGCGGAAGCGGAAGAAAAAGCCCAAGCTGAAAAAAAGCCGACTATTGGCGAAATCCTTAAAACCGCGCCGAAAGAAGAAAAAAAAGAAAGCCGGATGGTTCCTGAAGCGGTTCTTTTGGAATATAAAAACCAAAATAAAGAACTGAAAAAGGATATTAAGGAATTAAAAGAGCTTATTGAATCCGGCGCTTCCAAAAAAGAAGTGTCCGAAGATTTGGAAGCAATCGCTGAAGAACACGGAGTTGATGTTGAATTTCTTCAGAAACTCGCCAATTCAATCAGAAAAGAGGTTGAGGCGGATGTGGAGTCAAGAATAAAGCCGTTTGCTGAAAAAGAAAAAATGGCTGAATTTAACAAGCGGTTTGATGAAGTTTATGACAAAACTTTGGAAGAGATGCCAGAGTATAAAGATATTATTTCCAAAGATGCCATAAAGTCATTATCTCTTGACCCTAAAAATGCCAATAAAACCTTCGCCCAAATTTTAGAAATGACTTATGGAAATCTGATTAAAGGAAAGAAAACTATAGAATCGGGTGGAGCGGGTAAGAATATAGTCATTACTGAAATTGATTTTGAAAGGGCGAAAAAAGAACCGGCGTATTTTCACGAAATTATGAAAAATCCTGAGTTGAAAAAGAAATATAACGCCGGTCTAACAAGTAGAATAAATTTATAAACGGGACAAAATAGATGAGTTTAACAACTTACAAAGAGGCGTTTGACAATGCCTATCAGGAAGTCTTTGATAAGACTCTTGTTGGCAAAAATATCGCCAATTTGAGATTTAAACCGATTTTGACTTATGGAGAATCGGTGGAAAGAGTTATCTATGACACTTCCGCCGTAAGGGTCAGAACCGTGACAAGAGGAGCGGCTTCAACTATTGATAAGCTTTCTGATACTTCGGAATTATTGCAGGTTAATGTTGACAAAGAGGCGGTGTTTAGCATTTCCGACGGAGAAGTAAAACAAGCCGGACCTCTTAATCCAGGAGAAGTGATTGGAGCCCAAATCGGACATAAAGTAAGTCAAGATTTAGACGCAAGAATTCTGTATGAAACTGTTAATGCGTTATATAATTTTGACCAAGGCGATTTGACAGGATTGAATTCCAATTCTAGTCCCTTCGAGCTAAATTCCAACACAGTTCCTCAAATGGTTACCAGAATGCCAGCAAAATTGAGAGCCAAAAATAACATTCCTTTGACTAATCTGTGTTTGGTGGTTGATTCTTACGCCGCGGCCGATATAGCTCAATATCTGCTCGGTAAGCAGTTTGATGTGGTTAATGCCGTATTTAAGAATGGCTACGCGGAAGGACAGGTGGCCGGAGGCGAAGTATATATTTCCGAAAATCTGACAGGAGAAGTAATTTGGTCTCAATCAAGTTTGCTTAACGGACAGAGTTTGTCTATCGGAGGAGTTGTGTTTTGGGCAGGAGACAGTCCGGAAAATGAAACTACTTATGGAGGATTTTGGGTTGGAGCGAATGGAACTGATGGATTGCAGTATTTAGCTGATTTAATCAATAATCCAGGCGATTCAGTCGCAGGCAGGAGAATAGCGCTGTCTGAAGACGATATTGTAACCGTTACCGATGTTCTTAGATTAACCGCTACAGCGTCTGGAGGTTCTTTGACAGTTCTTGGAACTGGTTCTGGAAGATTGGCGACAACTGACGCGGCTGACGGAAGATGGACAAGAAATAAAATACATTGTTATTACGGAAAGAAAGGAGGAATTGATGTGGTTGTTCAGGATTTGAAAGAAGTTGAAATGAGGCCAGAATCTGATAGAAGGGCAACAAACGTGTTTAGCTCTTATCTGGCCGGCATCAAAACTTTTGCTGATGGAGCTAAAAAGTTTCTTGATGTTGAAATTCAAGTTGAAGATTACGCTTAGTTAAATAAATCAGTCTGGTTTAATAGGAAATTATCTCTGCTCCTTTGCTTCCTTGTGGCAAAGGGAGCAGAATATAGTTTCTTATTTATGAGACAAGATATTTTATTGGAAGCGTTAAAAGAAGAAAAATTTAAAAGTATTTTGGAAATTGGATGCGGATATGGAAAAAACTTGCTGGAAATACAAATAAATTATCCCGATGCAAAAATAGAAGGATGCGATTATGAGGAATTTTATACCGGTTTTCCGTTTAAAATAGCAGATATTACAAAAAGACTTCCGTATGAAAACAAAGAATTTGATATTGTGTTTACTTTCGCTTGTTTGCTTTATGTGGAAGGAAAAGATATCAACCACGCTATAGGCGAATTGAAGAGAGTTGGGAAAAAAATAATACTGATAGAAATACATTCAGACAGCGAAACTTGGAGAGGAATTGATATACATAACGGAGATACGACAGAAAATAAGCGGATTATAAGAAACTATAGGCAACTGCTGGGAGAAAAAGCGAAATATATCAAGATAGACGAGGATTGGCCTGGAAGAAATTATTATAAAGACGCTTGCGGAATGATTATAAAATTATGAAATTTTTAAAGGAGGAATTTAACTTAATCCAAATTGTAAAGATAGTTTTCGGAATTTACGCTCTTATTTTATTAACTTTAATTTTTCTTAATTTAAAATGAACGATGAAGGAATTTTCAGAATTTTTCAGGAAAGAATTATTTTTATGGTTCTGGGAATTATCGCGGGGATATTTATTCAAAAGTTAATACAATTATTTAAAGAAATTTCCGATGGAAGAAATAAAAGATGAGAAAATGAGAGAAGAAATCAGAAAAAGGGAAATTGAGGAAAGAGCGAAATTGTTTTTAAAAGAATACAGATTTTTATGCAGAAAATTCGGAATGGAACTGACAGTTGAAAAACCATCGTTTGCGATAATAGATAAGAAAACTGACGACGAAAATCACTGATGTCAAAGATTATTTTACGGCAAAAAGAAGGTTGGGATTTGTCTATCACCAAAGACAGAGAAGAAAGATACAGATATAATTTCAAAGCAAAAAAACCAGGATATATCAAAAAATATAATCCAGGTGAAGTTCAAAAATTATGGGACGAAGAATCCGAAGGAATAGAACTTAAAACTAATTTTACCTGGTCGGAAGAAACAGGCCCGCTTACCCATGTTTTAAACAAAATTCCGATAAGGATATTCGTTGATAATAACAGAATAGAAACAGCTTCAAAGTTTAAGAAATTCCTGTATGTGTTTCTGCAAGAAATAATGTATTCTTCCTGGTATGAGAAGATGGGAATTATTTTATCGGTCAGAAAATTAAAAAATATATATCTGGAATCCGTTTGGCGGGGAATATGCGATTATTTGATAGACCCGAAATATATTCCTCCTCCCTTAAAAGAAATAAAAAGGGTTATTGATAAAATAATGCCCGTAGGAAAGCACGAATGGGAGGGTTATTATTCCGATGTTCCTTGTTTTTTTATGGAAAGCGATACCGCTTATAGATATAGATTTCAGGACATAATTTCGGAAGCGAAACAAGAAGCGTTTATAAAGCAAGGAAACAGGGCAGGCGGAATAATAAGAATGTTATTATGGATTATTTCAAAGAAAGATATTTTTCTTTATCCAGCGACGCGGGAAATAAAAAGATTGGCTGAACTTTTAATCCAAAGAGAAAATGACGCGCGAAAAGATAACTGGGGAAAATTGCCTGAATTGGCGGCAATATCAATGCAGATTTCTTCTTTTTTGAGAAATAAAATCTGCGAGTTTATGCAAGAAATAGATATTGAAAAAGTAAAATTGAATTATAATGATAAGTTTTGGTGCTATAGTTCCAAAGAATACAATTATTCCGGCCTGTCTTATCAGATAAGAAAAAACATAATTGAAAAATCTTATAACTTATAATTAAACGGGAAAAATTTGACAGCTCAACAAATAATAGAAAATGTTTTCCGATTATATGTTGACGATACTTCCGAATTATCATCTGCAGAGGAACTTTCTTTGTGCAACCGCATCTATAAAAAGATATGCGCTAAAAAGCCGTGGGAATTTTTAAAGAAAAACGCCACAGGAACGTTCGCAGGAACGATAATAGCATTACCTGCCGATTTTTTGTATTTCGCGGAAAATAATCAATACACCGATATTTCGCAAGAACAGGGAGTATCGGCTTCTAAAGTTATCTTTGTCGGAACGAATTATTCGCCCTATAGAATAGTCAATTTTTCAGACAGATTGCAATATAGAAACAAGGATGGATATGCTTATTTGGATTTAGCTAATAATCAGATTGTTTTTACGACAATTCCTTCAGCAGGAACGACTTATGATTTTGATTATATTAAAATCCCTTCTGATTTGGCATTGGGAGACAGTCCGATATTTCCTTCTATATTTCACGATATGATTGGCTATGGTATGGCCTCCGACGATTTTTCCATACTATTATTTGAAAAAGCCAAATCATATCAAAGAGAAAATGAGATTAAATTTCAGCAAGGATTGCAGGATTTGGAGTATTATAATTCCAATTTAAGAATGGATTAAAACGGGTTATCTATTTAATGGAACAAAGTGTAAATATATTCACGGCAGGAGTTCAGAATTTAGTTTCAGATGAGCTGATAAAAAAAGACGCGGCTTCAGACGCAAAAAACTGGTTTACCGTTGACGGAAAAATTAAATTGGTTTATGGCAGAAAACTTTTAGGACAGGAAGGATTGGTAGGACATATCAGAGGACAGCATTTTGGTTATAGAAAGAATGGAGAAAAAGTGCATTACAGAAAAGCCGGCACCGCAATTCAGTATTTGGATTCGGGAGGAACTTGGACTAATCTGATTGTCGGACTTGACCCTGACAATGATGTCAGTTTTGCTAATTATTCTTCTTTAGCTGGAAATTTCACTTATTTATCGGGAGTAGATGGATTTTTCAAAATTAACAATGAAAATTACGACAGTTATATTGATTTATACGATGAAGCAAAAAACGACAAAGGATTTATTCTAATTGACAAATCAAGATTGATAATGTGGAATTGTCAAAACGCTTCCAAAACCTCTCTTAAACTTTCTTACATTGATACATTGAAAAGCACCATTACCGAAGCGGAAGAAATAGGAGCGGCGGGAACAGATGTTTATACAGGTTCTTTGGCTTTTAAAGCGAGCGGCGCGAAAAGAAATTGTTTTGCCGTAAAAATAGCCGGAGGCGATTCAACTCCTCTAAATATCATTTCGGCAAGCCAAGCGGTTGACGCTGTAATAGGATTTGAAGATATTTACACCGTAACCTGGATTGCGACTGGAGATTACATCACTCTTCACGGAATAGGAGGAATGGTTGAAATGAATAACCTTATAGGAAAAGTGGTAAGCATTGCCGGAACGACAATAACATTGGATATTGATTCGTCTGGTTTTACCCCTTACGCGGGGCCCAATACCGGAGCAATGGCTGAAGCGGAACTGCTGGAAGACCAGGGAGACAGCTCTTTGAAAGGAACAAAAGGCGGGACTGGAATAATAAACTATACTTCGGGTTATTATGAGACAGATTTTCTGGTTAACACAACCACAACTCCGGTGGCTGAATATCAATACGAAGATTCAACCGAAGAAGGACTGGCCGATTTTACTTATTCTTCTCCAAGAGTGTCGGGACAAGGAAATTTGATTACTCAAGATATGGGCGGAGACAAAATACAAAGCGTTTTAGTGGGACAAGATGGAGAATACTATTCTTTAAAAGAACAATCAGCCTATAAACTGGCCATTTCGGATGACGATTCTTCTTTTACAAATTTGGTTTACAGAAGAGATATTGGCATACCGTATTGGAGAGCAGGAGTTTCTACTTCCAAAGGAATAGTGTTTATCAACACTGCGAATCCGGATAGGCCGGAAATAACTATTCTCCAAAGAAATCCTTTAGGAGACAATATAGAGCCGGTTGTTTTATTTCCCTTATTCAAGTTCGCCAATTATGAATATGACGAATGCTGTATTGACACTTGGAATAAATATATTGTAATAGCTTGCAAAACCATCGGAGCCGACAATAATGACACGATACTTTTGGGAGATTTGACGCAAGGTTCTTTGGATATTACAAGTTATCCCGCAAGCGTATTTTCCAAAGATGAAGGAAGCTTATATGCGGGTTCTCCGATATCTTTTTCAACATATCAGCTTTATAACGGATTTGATGATGAAGGAATAGCGATAAATAATTACTGGATTTCAAAAGGGGAAAAATGGGGAGCGGAAACGTTAAAAAAAGTAAGAAAATTAAAATTCAAAGGATTTATAAGTCCAAACCAAGAAATAGAAGTTTATTGGAGTTATGATGGTTTGGGTTGGGAATTAGCCGGAACAATATCTGGCAATGCTTCTTATGTTGATTTGGCCGCTTCCGAAACTATCGGAAACAATATGATTGGAGAAGAAAAAGTGGGAGGAGGAGAAACTTCGCTTATTTATCCGTATTTTTGCGAAATTAAAATAAGTTTTCCAAAATTCAGAAAAAGAAAAATAAAATTGGTTGCGAGTAAAATAGGATATTTTGACTGCGATTTTATAAGTGATAAAAATATTTTAATTTTTGAGAATCGCATTCCAAAAAAATATAGAGTTAAAAAAACATAAAAACGGGCAATAAGAATGACCAAGTTAGCTAAAATTGTGGCGGATTTTCAAACATCTTTGGCTACCAAAATATCAGTAGGAGGAACTAATTTTACTTTGCAAAGCAAAGTTGATAATGACGATGTCGCTATTATAGACGGACAATACTATTTCACTATAGACGGCGACAATTCCCAAAAGGAATATGTGGTTGGAATTTATGACTCCGCCACCGGAGTAGTTTCTTCTCTTATCAACGTTTCAAGACAGGGAGCGGAGACTGCCGGAGTGGTAAGGGAACATAGGGTTGGAGCGGTTGTGACTATAACCGATTTTGGACACATTAAAGTAATTTCAGAATTGCTGGACGGAACAACAGATTGGGATGGAACTGTGCCTATTAAATATGATTCAAATCCGGTAATAATAGACGATAAACATTTAGCGACTAAAAAATATGCCGATGATTCTTTTGTGGCGATAAATGGCGACCAAAGCGTGCAAAATATAAAGGATTTCTATACCGATTTTCCCACGGGGCCTGAAGCCGCGCCGACTTTAGATATTCAGTTGTGCAACAAAAAATACGCCGATGATTTGGCTATAGCTGGTTCTCCTGATGCAGATTTGGTAACCAAAGGTATTGCGGAAGAAGCGACTGCGGCGGAAATTGCGGCGGGAACTCAAGTCGGCGGAACAGGCGCGGAATTATTCGTTAATCCAAAATATCTATCAGATGCCGGTATAAAACTTCCTTCATCTTGTTTAACTTTAATTCCTCGTTCTCCTAATCTTCCCGACGTAAACCATACAGAGCCTTATGTAAGTACGGCGATGGCTGTTAATACCACAGGTTGGGTGGGGCAAATAATAATTCCATATCAAATTACTATAAACAGCATTTCTTTCTCTGTTGCCGTAACCGGAGCCGGAACATATAAAATAGGACTTTATTCGGAAGACGGGAATACTTTGTTAATAGACCATACAACGGCAAATCTTGCCGTCACGGGATTTAAAACAGAAGCGTTGACTGGAGCGCCAGTTACTCTTCCTTCGGGAATATATTATCTTATGATTGTTCTCCAAGGAGCGGCGAATGTCGCCTGGCATTGCTGGTATACTTTTGACAACTCTTTCTACAAGTCAGTTGCCGGAAAGCCGATTATAGAAGGAAAAATAACCGGACTTGTGGCGGGAACGTTACCGGCGACAATAAATCCATCTACGATAACTTCGCAAGTTAGCTCCACCGCTGTAATTCGTCTTGATAACTAAAAACGGGATTAAAATAATGCCAACTTTAGAAGAAATAGAAAGAAATTTAAGAGCCATACAGGCAAAAATTCCAACGATAGAAACTGGAATAAAACAATTATCATCCTCTTCTACTCCGGCTGATTTGGGAGTTCTGTCTTTATATTCTCCGAATGTGGAATATGAAACGGCCAGAAAAGAATATGAAAAAACTTTCCCGACGGAAATTCCCGACAGCGAAAAAATCCG